AACGATGGCGTCGACTCGATTGGCTTCGTCCGGAAAAAGATCGCGGTCTTCTTCTTTTGCAACAGCCATGATGGCTGAGACTTCTGCTCGCAACGCTTCGATGTCGCGAGCAAGTTCGTGTGAACTTTTCATTTTGGTGCTCCGTGCAATGCGGCAGCACAAAACGAAAAAAGCGGCTTGGGCTGCCGACTGTGTGAAAGGAATAAAACACAGCCTGCGAAGCCTTCCGCCGCTAATCAGTTGCGTCAGTACTTTGCGAGATTTAGATTGAGTCGTGAATTATCGAAATTCAATCGACCGTGTCAAACAGCGACTGCATGAGCAAAGCCGCGACAATGCGAAATAGCCATCGGCATGTCAGTCAGCTTCCATGTTTCGACGTTGCCCCATCCAGTCGATCGCAACCACGCATCGATGCACTTGAGCGTCGGCACAGTCCAGTTGGATGCGTTGGCTCCATATTCCGTGCCTGGGTAATACTCAGCGTGACAGGCACCAGATTGACACCCTTCGCCGGTGTAAGGCGACTGAATGTTGTCGAGGACGGCGGACTCGATGTGGATCGCTTTGGTTGTGACGGATCGCAGTTGCTCCAGTGCCCACGTTGGATGCTTCAGATGGTAAAGCACGCCGAAACAAAAGACGCGGTCGAACTCGATTCCTAGCCGTTCGATGTCGTAGACACTCATCGTAATGCGCTGGCAATGCTTGTAGCCGAAGGCTGCCTGGCACAGATCCCACGTTTGCCACTTGCTGCTGCGGTCGACGTTGGCGGTGGTGCCAAGATTGTCGCTGTGGTCGTCGATGGCAACGACGTAGGATGCGCCACGCTGAAGTGCGTACCAGGTCCAATACCCGTCCCAGGAACCGATGTCCAAGATTCGCTCGCCGTCGAATCGCTCTGGCAGTCGATATGCTTTGTTATCGATCGGTGCCCAGCCTGGCGTTGTGACGCCTGGCAATTCGATGCGGTGATACCAGTACGGTGCCGCGGCTACGGCGTCGGCAATTTCTGTTTCGGTCATGTACTACCTCGGATAGAGTCTCAGTCTCGTTTCGCGTTCCTTGCGTTGCGAGTAAGCGGACTTGGTGATGGCCGCGGCTTCCTGCTCGGCGGCTTCCTCAAACAGATCCTGCGGTGGATGCTTCAGCCACGCAGCTGCGGCAGCGGCCTTGCGGCGGACGGTTGGCGATAGGTCGGTGGCGAGGCCGTATCGCACAGCGTCGTCGGCATCAAACCATGTTTCAGCGTCCATCATGGAAAGCACGGCTTGCTCTTTGATGTCATCGACTGCGTTCATGTATTCAAAATAGATACTGGCCATCTCTCGGTCGTACATGGCAAGCACCTCAGACATCTTGGTCATGTCCACGCTGTTGCCGATCGCAATCGTGTGGGCTCGATGGATCATGAGCTTGCTGCCGCGTTCCATGGTTCGCTTGTCGCCGGCCAGAAAGATGATCGATGCTGCCGACGCGGCCAGAGCTTCGTTGTGCGTGTCGACGCCGCCAGCGTGACGCTTGAGGAGGTTGTAGATGGCCACACCTTCGTCGGCGGAACCGCCTGGCGAGTTGATGCGGACGACGGCTCGGCCTTTGATCGCCTTCAGCGAGTCGCCGACGGCGGCAGCCGTGATTCCTTCGCCGGTCCAGTCGGCACCGATGATTCCATCAAGAAACAATTCGCCGGAGTCTGCTTTGCAAAGGATCATGTTTGGCCTCCAATCAAGGTAAATACGCGGTTTTGCCAGTCTTTTACCGCAGTTTTGATGTTGTTTTCGAGCGTTTCTGGGGTCGAATTGCCTGCGATTTCAAGCAAAATTGACCGCGATTCGTCGCAATGAATGCGTGCTAAGTCGCGATCAAGGCCCAAAATTTCGAGCTTTTCGGCCAGCTTTACCTCCCATTTCGCGTAGTTTTTGTCGATCCAATCCACGAAATTGCGTGATTTCGCACCCGAAATGGCGTTGTTTGCCTCGCGAACCAGCAAGGATCGGATGGTTTCCTCGAGGGCTCGGGCGTTTGCGTCGGCTGGTGGTTGTGTATCGGTGCTGTCCTCCTCGTCTTCGACCTCGACGGCAGGACCAGGAGTAACGGCTGGGTTAGCGTAGACGTCGCCGCCTTCGTATGGGTTCATGTCGAGCTTGGCCCGTGCTTCGTTGGGCGACATGATGCGGTGCGTGATGGCTTGAGCCAGTGCGGTCATGGTTGTGGCCGTGTCGGTGCGATGAATCGCAGCGCGGTTGAATTTGAAGTAGCGATTGCCGGTCCGCTTCTCGCTTGGTGTGCGTAGCTTGCGGTCGCATTCCTCCTCCCACTTCACTAGCCAGCGATCGAGAGCCTTGAGGTAGGCGAGGTTTTGCTGTTCGAGCGAGTTGTAACTGACCGACTCGCCGTCGCCGGGCATCGACTCCAGGCCGAACAGCATGCCGATGTCTTGTCGGTTGAACTTTTGTAGCTCGACAAACTGGGCGTCGTTGTTGGCGACGTTGATTGCCGAAGCCTTGACTCCTTCGCGTAGCATGGCGGCCTTGCCGGCATTGTCAGGGCCGGACTCGTTTCGGTTAAACGACTCAAGGAACTCGCGCGCCTTGCCTTCGTCGCGGAGTTGGCCAGGAGGCACCTCAAGAAACAGCTTGCCTCGGAACCCACGGCGGAGCTGCTGCTGCAAGTGCCGTTGCGAGGAGACTCCGGTGGACAATGCGGACTGGCCGATGTCGAGCAAGCCGAGACCTTCAACGCCGTTGTAGCTGAATCCGGTGATGTGCAGCACGTCTGCGTCGGGAAAAACCAAGAAGCCTTCTGGGTCTGCGTCTTGGTCGTCTAAAAGGTTCTTTTTGTCGTCCTTGTTTGGCTTGGTCAGATGGTACTTGAGACCTTCGTGAATGATGGTCCAGGTTCGATCCGGCATCAGCGGTATCAGCTCCGTGATCGTATTGCCAGATCGCATGATCGCCGCCCTTCCGTTGCCGTGCATGATCGCGTGCGATGTTACTTGCTCCTTAAAAATGGAGGGTGATTGGATCTTGTTTGGCTCTTCTCGCAGTAGCTGGTAGCCGACGTGCCGCGTGTCATTGACGGCACCATCGCCGATCAGTCGCTTGACATCAAGCGGTAGCTGGCCAACATCACCGACGATCTTGTTGTGTGCATACCAAGCAGGCGGCAGTGTCATGGATTGACGAAAGCTAATACGCTCCGATCGCCCTTCTTCGTCGAGCCCCAGCCATCGCATCAGTGCATTGTAAAAGTTGGCCACGTGTGTCTCCTTACGCGATGAAAAGATTGCCAGAGGCACGCTCAGGTTGCAGGCTCGCCATCCAGAACGCCATGACGCAAGCCACAATCGGGTCGATCTTGTCCTTGCTCGACTTCTTGTCAAACATCCATTCGTCTTTCAGGTTGCGTGCGATCACCGCGTTGGACGCGCACCACTTCAGTAACTCCGAGTCCTCGAATCGCAGCAGTCCTTTCTCCATGTGCGAGAGGAAGGTTTTGATCGGCTCGTTAAACATGGCTTGGTTCTGTGCCATGCGAGCAGCGACGAACCCGTCGCGATTGAGCACCTCGCCCATCTGCTTAGCGTTGGCAGGGTCATACGCAACGTGCGTCGCGTTCCACTGCGTCATCGCCTCCATGAGCGACTCTTGCAGTTCCAGCGACGGCAGGCGACTAACCAAAACCTCTTCGTTGTATAAAAACTGCGACAAAGGCATGGCGGTCTTGTCGCGTTTGGTTGCCGAGTCGAGAAATGTTTTGACCTTGAACTCGTAGCGGTATACGTGCTTCTCGTTGATAAACTCGCCAGTTGGGAACCGTGCACACAATGCCCACGCCGCGAAGTCGTCCATGGAGCCTTGGTCAACACCACCGCAGACCACCTCGGCTTGCGACCAGTCCGACAACTCGCCGATGCACTTGCGGAAGTCCTCATCGTTGATGGCTTTCTCATTGGACGATACCAGTCGATTAGCGTGGTAACGCATGAAGCGATTGCGACCGATGACGTTGTGCTGATCTTCCTTCCATCGCTGGCGAAGATAGTCCAGCTTGACGCTGACATTTAGGTTTGGATTGGCTTTTATCCACAGAGATTCGTCCGCTGGGTCATCGTCTTTATCAAGTTCGTAGATAATCGCAAACAGTGACTCGTCAGCAAATGCTCCATCTACCACGTTGCATGCGTAGCTGTAGTCATCAAGCCACAGTTTGCTGTTGTCGTCGCCAGCGGTGGTGATGATGAGATGCAATGGCTGAGTCCTCGACGCCGAACCGGTGATGAGCGTGTCGTAGAAAGTGCGATAGTAACCCGTCCACGCGTGCAGCTCGTCCATCAAAACGCAGCTAGGGTTGAGGCCGTCGAAACCCTTCTTGTCGTAGGCCAGCTTACGAATAGTCGTTCCGGACTTCTTAAACTCGATGACTTCGTTTTTCTCCGTGGTGTTCTTGGCGATTATCTTCGATTGGCTACGCATGCGTGATGTTTCACCGTAGACAACGTCTGCTTGTTCTTTTTTGGTGGCAGTGAAAAAGATTTGCCCAACTGCCTCTGGTTTTCCAGTGCCTGGGTCTATGTCGGACGCACCGAGGTACAAGCAGAGACCAGCGGCAATGGTCGACTTGCCGTTCTTGCGACCCATCGACCAGTAGACTTTGCGAAAACGTCGGGAGTTATCAACATCTCTTTTCCATCCGAATATGTTCCAGATGGCAAACGCTTGCCAAGGCTCGAGCTCAAGCGGTCGACCAGCAAACTCGCCAACAGAATGCCGAAGCATCAGCGGAAAAAACTGGCAAGCTTTGCTCGCTGTGTGTTGATCGAAGTGATACTCGAACCCGCTGGTCGATTGACGCTTCAAGTCGGCCAGGTAGCGATGCACTGCGAACTTGACGCGATCGCATGCGATTACATCGCCGTTCATCACGGCTTCGCAGTACTCCTCAACACGTTGGCCGACTCCATCCACAATCAACTTCTGTTGAACTCCTCTAACTCGTCAACTTCTTCCTCGGTGTCTAAGCACAATCGCTTGCGGTCTGCTGGCGACAGACCGAACGCAGCTGATAATCTATGAACACGGTCCACGACGCCTTGGTAGACTCGGGCAGTTTTGTGGTCGAGCGGCTCCGCTTCAAGCGCTGCAGCGAGCCGATCACCTTGAACCAACAGGCGAGCTATTGTCAGCAGCTCATGCACGTCGCACTTTCGCAAAATAGATGACTGAATTTGCGATAAAAGCTCGTCGTATTTTTTGCCCACATCCTTTGGCATAGAAGGACGCACAGGACCGCCATCCTCTGGCGTCTTGTCTTGACCGATCGTGCGATTTCCGCCGCTCCTACTCGTCGCTGGCATGGCTATTGACCCTGAAAAGTATCTGACCCGCTCGCTTCCGCTCGCC